GCACCAATCGCGCCAGGAACGCCGAGAGAAAATCCGTCCTTAAATTCATAAGCTGTCCGAGAATTATAGTTCGCCAGATACCAACTCGGATTTTCATTGGTCGCGCGACGATCAATAAACCTATCATTTGTCGCCCCAGTTTGAATTGTTGGATCGGTTGCCGCTGGGGCTTGGCCGACAATGGACAGGGCGACGTCAACGCTGGGCGACGTGCTTAATTCGCTCCAATAAGATATATTGGGCGGCGTGTTTCCTGCCGTCGGCGTGTCGCTGACATAGATGTAGCGCGCGCCGTTCGCCAGATTAACGATCCGGCCAAAGTCATAAGTCGAAAGCGGATTGAACCGTTCTTCCGGAATGCCCGCGCGGTTGTTCCAGATCAGCGCGTCCATGACGGCGGACGACGTTATAGACGGACTTGGCGGCGCGCTGGACGTGCGACCCAATGCCCAGGCGTGTTTCGCGGCTGTCTCGGTTCGGAACGTCATGGTGACAATGCCGGTTGCCGGATCAAGCGTTCGGTTTGTCACGACGACGGGCTGATTGTTTAGGTTCGCGTCCGGTATATTGATCGTCAGACAGTCGCCTGGCTTATAGCCTATGAACTTCGTCTTCAGTGGAATGCTAATCCCGTCGATTTCGCGGCTAAGGGCGATTTCATAGGCGGCAAGCTGGGCAGCTTGCGTCACAGACTGACAACAATAATACTCGCTTTCGCGTGTCCGTTCTTCGCCGTCTTCCGCGATATAGGTTGTTCCGCGAACCGCATTGGCGGGAATGATTTCCCAGTTATGCGCTTCGCTGCGATAGCGCGGAATGATGCTGTTAATCCGGTCGCGCCAGGTCTTCATTGCCGGAACAACAATGTCGCCGTCCGCCAGGTCGTCGCCCGTAATCGTCGCCAGCGACACTTTCGGGCTTTCATATCGACACGATAACAAGCCGCCCAAGTCCAGCGGTTCCGCCGCGCCCGCCCAAAGGATCGTCCGTAAGGTGTTCCACTTGTCGCCGGCCCCGTCCATGACGCCGCCGACTGCCCAGCCGTTCGCGTCGAAGACATTTGCGGCGTCAACAAACGCCTGAAGGTCAATGTCTTGTGTTTCGATCCCCACGCCCAGCGCGCGCTTGCTGTTTTGCCAGCGCCCCAGCGCCCATGTCAGTCCATGAAGCGGACCGTTCTGGGACCAGACATAGGTGTTTTCCTGAAGCGCGCGACATGGCCCGCTGCCACCTGGGAATGTGCTGTCCAGACGCGGATCATAGACCTTTACCCATTTGCCAACGACGCCAAATTCAGGATGACCGGCGGCATACTTCTTGCCCTTCTTGTCGAACTTCAGGGTCCATAGGCCAGCCGCGTAGCCCGATAGCTTGTGCGACGCGCCCCAGCCAGGAAAGCCAGCAAACGGCGCGGGCAACGCCGCCGCTTCAGGCGACGCGCCCAGTTGCGTCGATAGCCACATGAAGCCCGCATAATATCCGCTTGCCCCGCTTGCCCCGCCTGGTCCGACGGACACGGGCGAACGGTCGATCAGAACGCTTTCAATGCTATCAGACTGTCCGCCGCCACTGAAGGCGATGACATAAGAGCGATAGGGGTTTTCTGTTCCGCCATAGCCGTCCACATGGACAATCCGTCCGCCCGCGAAAGTTCGTCCTATACAATAGGGAATGCCCGCTTGCGGGTCGATCACGAACTGGTTTGATACCCCTGGCGCTGAAGGCTTCTTTGCTGTCACTTGGGCAAGCGTTCCCGCGACCAGCGCCACGGCGGTCGCAACAGCGGCGACAACTTGGCCGACGCCAGGAATGAATTTCGCAACAGCCGCGACGACGGTGGCTACTTTGGCAATGGTACGAAGAACTTTAGACACGCCAAGCCGCCTCCCATTCCTGAACTTCGATCAGCACTTCGCAACCTTCCGCATCGGGATGCCAGCCAAGGCAAGCGCCGTTGCCTAAGTAAATGCAGATTGCGCCCAAGCTATCTTCAGCGGGTAAGGCGACTAGATCGCCTGGCATGGCAAATGCTGGACTGCGAAGCCGACTTACGCCCGCGATCTTGTCCAGATAATCAGGAAGCCGCTCCGAACCCAATTCACGTAAAGCCCGGGTCGCGCCCAGCATGTCGCGATAGTGCCTGATTTTGGGAAGCGCCGGACCGTGGCCCATAGCCTTTAGGTGTGCAACCGCAAGCGTCCCGCAATCGGCCTTTCCCCAGCGAAAGGGAACACCGCGCCAGCGTTTGACCGACGCTTCCGTTATCTTTGCGCGTTTCGTTAAGTTCGTCATACGTTGTTCACCCTTGCCCCTATCCCGCGACTTCCACCGCCGCCGATCCCAGCCGAACCAGTTCCATAGCTGATAGAGCGCGGCGGGCTTTCGACGCCCCAAGGGACGTTCTTCGTGATGCCCGTCACGTTCGACAATCCCAGTTCGCCAGGCCATATTGATTGATGGAAGGCGTCGGCAAGACGATGCCCTTCATTATTTGCGAACATGCGTTCAAAGCCGGACACGCATTGAATGTTCAGTTCGCGCGTTCCCCGTCCGATAATCAGTTCCGTCGTGTCGATCAGTCCAAAGAATACCCGTTCAGGAACACCGACGACCAGTCCCGTTGCAGGGTCTATTACAGCTAGCCAGACGCGAACCCGAGAACCCTGAAATGTTGGCGAACTAAGGTCCGCCGCTGCCACGCTGGACGACGGAAGGAAGGTGAAGTCCAGCGCTGGGGCCGAGTTGCCTTCGCCGCTTGTGATTGGCGATATGGCGGCAATTGTGCCGAACCTATCGTCCGAACCAGAATAAAGATTGCCGCCGAAATTGACGACGCCGGAACCATCGCAAAGGCGAAGCGTGTAACTAGGAAAGATCATTTCGATCAGACCGGCGATTGTAACCGTTGGCTGCGAAAGCGCGGTTTCTGTGGCGGGATGTAAGGGCATTATGCGCGCTCAAAGATTGTGAATTCAAGCCCGACGGTTCGGGCAATATCAACCGTCCACGCGTTACCTTGCCCTTGAAGAAAGCCTTCAATCATGGGCGCGGCGAACTCGCAAACTGCATTGTCGGCGGGCGACTTGCGGATCATCGGAGTAATAGGAAGGGCGACCGTTCCGCCAGCCGACGCGGCAATCGCGGTCCGTGATTGATATAGGAACCGGCGACCGCCGATTATCACGCTGAAGAACTGTCCTTTGCGGATCGCATAGTTCGCGCTGAAGCCGTCAAGATTGATCGTTGAACCAGTCTGGTTCGCACCATTGACCAGCGTCGCGCCAGGTGTTCCGACGTTGAAGTCAACTTGCGGGAAACCAAAGACGACGCCTTCCGTGACACCTTCGTTCAGTGCGGCTATCCATTCACGCCCAGCCGGTTCGATCTTCATGGGCGGAAGCTGAACAGTCAGCGCCCAGCGGTTGCCGAGCCGGTTAAGACGTTGCTGTTCGCCGCCAAGCGGCGGCGTTACAACCGAACCAAAGTCCACAAGCTGGGGTGTGATGGAAGACGTGCCAGGGGTTGAAGGAAGAAGAATAGGCATTATGCAAGCGCCCTTTGTCGTCCGCGTTGCAATTGCTGCACTGCGATCTGGGCACCTCCCGCCGCACCTTTGCGCGCGGCGGCTTCATGCCCTTGATTGATTTTACCCCAAAATTCTTCAGCGCCAGGTCCGTAGTAATGATTGACAACCCCGCCACCTCCGCGACCAGCCGAATTCAGATTGGGTTCGATCCGGCCCGATGTTGAAGGAACAAACAGTTCAGCGCGGTTTTCTCCGACAATATATGGCATGTTAGCCATAACAGGTCCGCCGCTTGCGCGTCCTGGAATGCTTATCGACGCGTCAGCGCCTCCGCCGCTAATCCCTTTGATCTGCCCTATGGCGTCCAGCACAGTCGAAACAACGTCGAGAACGCTCATAACAACTTCAAAGAACCCGCCGCTTTTGATCGACGTTTTCAGGTTGCCTAGTGACCGGATCACACCAGCCGCCATTTCACCAAAGTTCTTCACGACTTGTTCGGTCGTCGCCTTCACTTGATCGCCAAGGCTATCGGTTGCTTCGCCCGCTTCACCTGTTGCGGCTAAAATGTCTTCACCGCCAAGGCCAGCGCCGACAACTTCTGATAAATCAGACATTGCCCCACGGACCGTATCAAGCCCGCCTTGTATTCCTATTGCAAGTCCATCTGTGACAAAACCGCCCATCTCTTTGAACAGCTTTGAAGGGGACGCGATGCCAAGGAATTCGCGAATGTTATCCACGCCCTGCATGACAACCGACTTTAGAGCGTTCCAGACAGCTTCAGGCGCGGCCATGATCCCGCGAACCAGACCGGCTATAATGTCCCGCCCCATTTGCAGCATTGACGAAGCGATTTCAGACAGCTTCGTATAAATGCCGGTCGCCATATTGCGAAGCGCGGTCCCTGCCCCTGGGACAAGACTGTTCAGCAAATTGATAAAGGTATCGACGGCGTTCTTCACCATGCCCTTCGCCGTTTCCCATGCGCCAGCGAAGTCGCCGGAAAGCAACTGAACGACCAGCGTGACCGCGCCAACGATTTGCTTGAACGCGCCTTCGACCAGCGACACGGCGGCGCTAAGGACGCGGACCAGGGCTTCGCCCAGGACGGAAGCATAAGCCGCGCCAAAGTCGCCCAGGACGTCGATCACGACGCGGACAGCTTCGCCGAACGGTCCGTTCCATAGCTGGGTCAAAGCGGCCTTAACTGTGTTGAACAGCGATATAAGTTTCGGTCCCAAGACTTCAGAAAACTTCGCGCCCAGCGACGATAGAACCGGACCGATCTTGTCGCCGAACAAAGCCCAGGCGGCGGCAAGCGCAACGCCCGCCGCAATGAACGGCGCGGCGGCGGCGGCAAGCGCGCCTAGCGTTGCCGTGAAGCCAGCCGTTCCCAGGATCGTCGCCAGTCCGGCGAACATAGGGACGATTGCGCCCCATGCCGACACAAGACTTCCGGCGATAATCAGCAAAGGACCGACGGCGGCGGCAACGCCGCCCGCGATCACTATGAAGTTCTGCATTCCAGGGGACAGCCCAGTGAAGGACAGCGCGACGCCTTCGACGAAGCCCGCGATCTTCTCGACAACTGGGATCAGGATCGCGCCAATCGCGTCGCCAGCCTGGGCGATTGCGACCTGGGCGCGACGCCAGGGGGACGTGTCCGCCGCCGCCTTAGCAGCGCCGCCGAACTGGCGTTCCAGTTCCGCCAGGATAACCCCTTGCGCGCCAGCCGTGTCGCCGGTCGCGACCATTGACCGGATCAATTGTTCCTGGCTGTCGCTCAACTGGACGCCGACGCGGCGAAGGGCGCTGATCCCCTGGATCGGATCGTTCAACGCCTTGCCGATCATGACGGTTGCGCTTTGAAGATCGGTCCCCATGCGCGTCGCCAGATCGACGGCGGCTTGTTGCGCGCGGTCGAACTGTTCGCCCGCGACGTTGCCGAATGTCAAAAGGTTGGCGGTCACTTTGCTAAGGATTTCGTCGCCTTCGAAAAGACTGTTCAGTTCCATCGCGTCGGAAGCCTTCAGCAATTGATCAGCCGTCCGGCCCACGCCGTCGCCCATGCTGGCAAGCGCGGCGTTGACCTGGGCCATTGCTTGCGCTTGCTGTTGCGCGCCCTGGATCGCCGCCGCGCCAGCCGCCAGGATCGGCGCTGTAACTGCAACAGATAAGGTCTTCCCAATATCCGACATTTGCTGTCCGACTTGCTGGAACCGCTTCCCAGCCGCGTTTAAGCGCTTTTGTGCTATGCCCAGGCCTTCTTCGAAGACCGCTGTGTCAATGCCCAGGGTGACGCGTAACGCGCCGATCAGTGATCCGTCCATTACGCGCCCCCTTGGGTTTCTTCTTTCAGGACTTTTTCATTTTGCATCGCCGCCCAGGTCCGCATTGCCGCCAGAATTTCTTCGTTCGACTGCTTTCGTGTTTCGGCTTTGCCCTTCCGTCCCAGCAAATTAGCCAGGGACGGGAACTTCCGACCAGATCGGGACAGTGCTTCTATGTGCCATGCCAGCGACATGAACTGATCGTTTTCGATCTGGCGGCGCTGGACGTAACCCTTCAGGATCGCGTCCAGCGTTCGCGGCGTCTGGTCCCAAAAGCCAGCGGGTTCGAACCCAGCTTCAGACCATAACGCTAACAGCTTATACCAATCCCAGGCTACGTCTTCGCCTGGGCTGGCTTCGTCCCGTTTCCCTCTTTCGCCGCCTTCGCCTTTGGGAATGACAGTGTGACCACTTCGCCGACGATTTCGATCATGCGTTCAGTTCCAATGTCGTCCGCGATTTCCAGGGCGCGTTCGTCGGTTATGTCGATCCCCTTCATGCCGCCGCGAAGGCCAGCGGCGAATACCATCATAAAGGTTTTGAAGGACGGTTGGCCTTCCAGCTTCGCCGCCAAAGTTTTGACGTCGCCCAGGCCCGCGTCTTCCAACGCAATCCAGGAACTAGGAACCAGGCGAACAGTGTGGCGGCTGTCCAGCGCGTCGAACTCAACGCTATCGGCTTTCTTTTCCTGGCTCATACCGGCAATGCCCCCGTTGCGCTTCCGGCGACTTGCGTGATCAGGCCGGACGCTTTGATCGTCAAGACGGCGGTCATTTTGTCGTCGATAACTACATCGTCTTTTTCATATCCGGTAATGACGCAGTTCCCGATAAAGTCCCGCGTTGCCGTCGTCGCTGGGACATTGATCCGGAAGGGTTCGACAACGCGGGCGGCAAGCGCAGCGGACAGCGCAATGTCGGCGGCGTCACCTGGTATCCAGTTAATCCGGACCGAACCTTCGCCCGCGTCGATCAGACCGGCGATAAATTCGCGGACGCCGCCAGGGGAAGAATGAACCGTCGTGTCGATTGTTTCGACGGTCGCGCTTGGCGGCGTGACCGACATAATGTTTGAGATTTCGACTTGCGGGTTTTTGAAAAAGAACCGCGCGCCTAAGCCGTGCTTTCCAGCCATGATATTAACTCCTTAATGAATTGCCGCCGGTTTGTGATCTGGTCTTCAGGCGACGGGTGAAAACCAGATAAAGAAGTCAAGCGAGTAAGAATGAACCTTCCGTCCGCCGCCGACGTCTTCGACCAAAGGACCGCGCATGGCGTCCAGCAAAGAAACGCTGAAGGCGACGTCGCCGACGACCGCCTTTGTTTCCAGCATGGTTAGCAATGCCTTGGCGACCGCCAGCGCTTCAGCCGCCGTCTTGCCGTAGCAGTCGAATTGAACGCGCGGGTTGCCGATGCTGTCCGCGCCGGAATGCAAATAGAAGCGACCTGGCGAAACTGTCATGGCCGTGATCGCTGGAAGCGGTTCCCCCTGGACCCTCTCCCCCCATGTGAAGCGATCCGCGATCAAAGCCTGAAGCGCCGTGTCGGCAAGGGCGCGGGCTGTCAGTGCTTCTTCCATTATGCCCCGCCCCTCTTTGCCAGCCGCGCCGCCTTCTTCGCCAGCCGGTTCGCGGCCTTCCTGATTTCCGTCCATAGATTGTCGGAAATATGATCCAGCGCGCCGCGCTTGTTGCTATCCCATGCCGGTCGAAGCCAGGGCTTGTGTTTGAATTCCAGCAACATAGCGGCGACCAGCGCATATTTGCCCGCGCCGGAAGCGGCCTTGCCAGCGACGACGCCGACATGAATTTCAGCGGACGACTTGCTGTTCGCCCGCCGGACCGCCCGCGCGCTGGTTTTGTTCAACCGTTTGGATCGAACCACATGTTCGCGGGCGACGCCGGTCCGAACCGAAATGTTCGCTTTCGCGTCCGCTTCAATGGGCTTCGCCGCTCCGTCAAGAACGCGGTTCAACACGTTCTTTGCTGTTGCCCTGGGAAGGTCCGCTAAGGCCCGTTCCGTTTCGCGAAGCCCTTCGACTTTGACCTTAGTCCGCATCGCCGCCAGACTGATCCCCCGTCGCCCGGGCGCGCTTCGCCAGGATCGCTTCGACCTTCACGGTCTTGTTCTCTCCCTCAAAAACGGTGACACCTTCAGCCTGGGCGATCTGATCGACTTCTTCAACCTTCAGCTTCAGCAACGCGCGACGATCCGCGTCGTCGTCGCCGGTCGCGGCGTCCTTCACTTCTTCGACGAAGCCATGTCCAGCCAGCGTCTTCGCCATTTCAGGCGTAACTTCATAGACGTCGCCCGCCGCCTTTTCGAACTTTTCGCCATAGCCGTTGCTATGCGCCTTCAGTGCTTTGACCTTCATGATTGCAGTCCTTCTTCAGTGTAAGCGATTGCGACGATTTGAATGTCTTCACGGCGTCCTTCTTCAGTCACGCCAATGATTTCGAATTCCCGCCCGTCGCAAATAAGGCGGTCGCTAGGGCTGATCGTCGCGGTCCGGTTTGTGTAGCGAATGCGGAAAACCCGTTCGACTTGCGCCGCCGTCTGCCCAGCCTTCCAGCTTTCAATCGGTCTTTGCTGAAGCCGTTCGGACCAGAACTTTCCGAACTCGACGAAGGTCTTCACCTTTTCGTTTAGCCCGTTCGTCGTCGCCGGTCCGGCGCGCATGATCGTGATCCGCTTGTTCTTTTTTCCCAGGGACATGATCCGGTCCTATGCAATGAAGGGGACGCGGAACTGTTCGATCAGATCGTCATAAGCCATCTTCACTTCCTGCGAAATGGACCCGACGATCACGGCTTCGCGGTTCCGATCCCAGTGACCGACAAGCATCTTCATAGCGTGAACCAGGTCTTCCGGAACGTCCGACGGTCCAGCCCAGCCCGCTTGCCATTCGACGACGACCGCCCCTGGGACGCATTGCGTCGAAGGCCAACAGAACGACGGCGCTGGGTAAGCTTCCGCAACGCGACCGACGGCGTTCAGCCGATAGTTCGTCGGCGCGATTGTCTGTTCGACGCCCGCGCTGTCGATATAGCGGACCGCGACGATTGTCATATCGTCGCCGCCGCCCAGCCAGATCGGTCCGCTGGGAAAGCGGTCCAGGTGTGTTTCGCATGTCTGGCGCAACACTGGATAGCCCAGATCGCGTTCGACCTTCCGCCCAGCGGCGGCGCATAGTTCCGCGATATGATCGTCTTCTTCCGTGTCTTCAGGTTCAAGACGAAGCTGTCGCTTCGCCTGAAGGACTGAAAGCGGAAAGCCGTCCGGCTTAACTGTGACAATGGTCCCTTGCCTTGGCATGTCAAATTATCCGTTCAATTTGAACGCGACCGCGAAAGACGGTTTGCGTTGCCCCAGCCGCGTCCTTCAGTGTGCAGAAATGCACATACTCGCCGCTTAACGCCAACGTGTCGGCGTGATTGATCAGCACGTCATAGCGCCCGCAATTGACCTGTCCGACGCCCGCCTGATCTGTGATCAGCGCGACGCCCCCATTTGCAATGCTTTTAACCAAAGCGGCGGCACTGCGAACGGACCGCGCCAAACTCCATTCGATTGTCTGGACGCCAGCCAGCGGGATCGGAATGTCACCTTCATCGACCAGCGTGATCTTCAGCCGCTTGCTATCACCCGCGTTCATATTGAAATTTTGCGGCATGTCGCTCATTTCAGCTTCCTTCGACCGATCAAGACGGCATCTTCCTTCGTCGCCTTCAGCGTCGCGGGGCCGATCCATTTAGCGTTGAACATATCCGCCGAATTCCAGCGTCCGCCCAAATTGATAACGTCATAGGTTGTATTCAGCGGGGCAGTGATCTGCCCGCTTCCTTCAAAAGCAATGAACCCAGAAAGACCAGCATTCGAAGCCGCGCTAACATTGCCCTGTCCGGCGAAGTCGAATGTTACCGCCGCCAGGGTCGTTTGACGCAAGCTGGCGGAAGACCCGCCGAATAAGTCAAAACCCGCGAACGTCGCCGCATTGATCGACGATCCGGATTGTGCCGATCCGGCGAAGTTCAACAGCCCCGCGATTGTCCCGCCGCTTGCCGGACGGACTGCCCCGCTACCCGTGAGCGCCAGCGTTGACGTTGCTAATGCGTTCGCCGAAAGCCTGGTCGATCCCTGGCCTGTGAATGCGATAGTTCCAGCCGCATTCGTGTTGCGCGCGGTAAGGTTCCCAGCAATTGCCGAACCCGTAAGATTGAAGACCGCCGCCGCCGCCGCATTGCCTGAACTTCGTGTCGCGCCTTGCCCGACAAAATTGAAGTTCGCGGCGGCGCTGGACGATCCCGAACCGCTAAAGCCAAGCGAACCTGATCCGAATGTATTGACCGACGTCCGCGCAATAGCTGAACCGTTGAACGTGAACGCGCCGGATGTTGCCGCGTTGACCGAACTGCCAACTGTCCCCAGCCCTGTGAATGCCAGCGTTCCCGCCGACGACATTGCATTGCTGGAACTTCGCGTTGCAGCTTGCCCTGTAAAAACAAAGTTAGTCGTGACTGAAGACGATCCGGCAACGCTGGACGATCCCGCGCCGCTGAAGCCAAGGGACGCTGATCCAAATATATTGCCAGATGAACGCGTAATTCCGGAACCGTTGAAGGTGAACGCGCCAGACGTTGCCGCGTTGACCGAACTGCCAACTGTCCCCAGCCCTGTGAATGCCAGCGTTCCCGCCGACGACATTGCATTGCTGGAACTCGACAATCCCGCGCCAGTGAACGCAAGCGTTCCCGCCGCGCTGGCATTTGCTGCCATGACGCTGGTCGCCGCGCCCGATCCGGTAATGGCAAAGAAACCGCCGCCTTGCGCGCGGGCGGAAGGGGCCGTCGTCCCATTGCCGGTGAACGATAAGTCGCCGCCAGCCGACGCATTGACCGGCGACGTTGCCGCGCCGCCACCCGTAAAGGATAGCGTCGCCGCCGTGTCAGTGTTCCCACGTGTCGAAGCGCCAGCCGATCCGGTAAAGCTGATCGACGGCGCGGCGGAAACTACGGCAAAGGAAATTCCGAAAAATAGGCTTGATGTTAGCGAACCGGCGAAGGTTGCGAACTTTGGGCGAACCAGTGAAGAAACAAGGCCGCGCGCCAAGCCGCCGCGCGCCGCCGCGCCTATCGAACGCCAAAGAAGCGCCATAATCTTATCCGCTTATGATCGTCGTCGATAGGCGGGGAAGACCTGAAGACGTGCTGTCTGGAATGATAACCGGCCATAGCGCGCTGTCTTGAAACAGGATCGGCGCGCCCAGTCCGTCCCAGGCGCGGGGGTCAAGACCGTTCGCAACGCGGACGTCAAATTCCCCAAGGCGGCGGGCAAGGATCACATTGACCGAACCCGTCGTCGCGACCGTTCCGCCGACTGTTACGCTGTTGACTTGCTTAGGGAACTTGTTCCCAGCGTTCAGCGGGACAATCTCGACGCGGCCTGTTGTAAAGCCGTTGACGTTGATCGCGGGCGAAGCCTGGGCGGCGTTCGTGTCGTCATTGAAATTAACGGAAACCGTCGTCGCGGTCGCCGACACGGCGGCATTGATTTCAAGCAACAGGTCAACGTCGCTATAATCCGTTCCATCTGGAAGACGCGAAGTGAAGCTGGGCTGGGCGGAAAGCGTCGTCGTCGCAAGCAAATTCAGCGCAATCGAACCGACATGAAACAGCCGGTCATAAAGGATGCACCCGCCAGAAACGGAATTGCGGAATTCGGCTTGTCCCAGATAACCCAGCGCCCCGCCCGCAAAGTTCACAATATTCGGGAACCCAGGCGTCGCGTCCGTCGGGACCAGCCCGTTCGCCGTATTGCCGACGTTCAGGGAACCCGCGCCAGGGTTCCCTGCAATGTCAAGCATACTGAACATTTGCGCGGCGACCGTCGTTCGCGGCGACGTCTTACGAATGCCCGCCCTTCGACGGGCGGCGGCGAACCACTGATCGGCGCTTAGGATTGGCATGTCTTATGCTCCGCCAGCCGTGATCGTGAAGGCGGTCGAATTGACAGGCTGTCCGGCGACCAGTGTCCCGTTGTCGATTGTCATGTCGGTTCCGGCCTGAACGAACAGCCAAGTGACGCCGCCGTCGGCGGCGCTTCCGCTGGTATGCGAAGGGCCGGTCGCACTCGACGTTCCCGCCGCCGTGGCACGATAGACGTTGCCGCTGTTATGGACGGTCGAACCGATCACATAAGCCTTGCTGGCTTGCCACGGCGCGGAACAAAGCCCTTGCATGTGGCAGGTTGTCCCAGCGCTATCCATGATTTCGAACATGCCAGTTTCACCGCTGGCGTCCGCCGCGCTGTCTTGCCATGAACCAGTCAACGATTTTACGCCGCCGGACGCGGCGGACATATAGTCGGCGGGAAGGTTCATTGTTGCCAGAACGGTCCCAGAACGGGCGGCGGCGCAGTTTGCGGGCGGCGCGCCAGTGCGAAGGCGAAGGATCGCAGACGCGCCAGCCGCCACTTCGATTGCGTCAAGCGCGCCGTTCCGCGCGCCGGTTGAAAATTGGAAAGACATTGGCTTGGCTCCCGATTGTGTGAAGGAAAAAGGTGTGTCCGCCGCGTCCGCGAAGGAACGCGGCGAACCCAAGTTTGTGAGGATCGGGACGCCTTATTCGGCGCGCTTCGCCAGGATAGCGGCGATCTTCGCGGGCTTCGCCGCATCGGCGGCGACCTGGACTTCTTCGTCGGCGACGATCTTGTCGATTGCCGCGTCGTCCAGCTTTTCCAGTTCCGCCAGGGCTTTCGCCTTTGCCTTTTCAGCGGCGGCGTCTGGCTTTTCCGCGCTGCCCTTTGCCTTCGCCGCCTTGGCGATTTTGCGTTCGATCAGATCGTCGGCGACATCATCTTCGAAAGAAGCTGTTTCGCCTTCATTGAACAGACAGCCGACGGTCGCGGCCATCAAAAAGATAACAAGTTTTGCCATTGGTTTTTCCTTAAATGGATTGAATTCCGAACAAGGGCGGAAATTGCTTCCCGCCCTTATTTCGTGATTTTGGAAGTCGTCTGGACTGAAGCCGCGCTATGACGGCTTCAGATCGCTTAGGCTCCCCAGGTGACGGTTGTCAGAACGGCGAACGCCAGATCATAGCGAACTTGCGTGTCATGTTCGGCGATCACGCGGACGACCGTTTCGTCATTGCTGAAGGCGGCGCGGATAGTTCCCGCGTCGTCGTAAGCCGCAACGTCGGACGCCGCCAACATGATCTGTTCGGTATCGCCGATCATGAACTGGGCGAAGTCGCCGAAATAGACTTCGCTTTCCGTTCCAGCGCCCAGGTTGTCGGGAACTGAAGTCGTCGTCATGAAGGGATAAATCCCCAAGCGACCTTCCGCCATTTCGGGAAACGCCTTGTTTCCGTTGCCATCGCGAAGCGCTTCCAGGAACAAGGCAACACGCGGCGACATGATGTAACCGGCTTCCGTCATGGGGACGTTCGCATTGATCACGCGAAGCCGCAGCTTCATAAGGTCGTTCGTGATATTGACCAGGTTCACGACGGCATTCGCCGCGAAGATGTTCAGCGCGTTCGTCAAACTGCGAAGACCGGCGGGCGCGGTTGCCGAACCAGTTCCGCGAAGGAACTGCTGATCTTCTTTGATCGACACGGCTTCGACCAGATCGTCGCGGATCATCATCTGGACGTTCATCGAAGCGCGGCGGATCAACTGGTTCGTGATCGGAACGATTGCCGTCAAGCGCTTCGCCGCCATTGTGATCTGATCGACGGTCGCGGCGGTCTTTGGCGCGGGAAGGCGTTCGCCGATATAGCTGGCGCTGGTTCCGGCGGTCTTCTTCCGCGTTGTCAAGTTGCCGTCCGGCATCGGGACAGTTCGCGCGCCCATTGCGCGGATCACGACGCGCGGACGAAGAATGTCGATAAAGTCCGCCGAATACGCGGTATCGACCAGGAAGCCGCCCTTCGTGTTTGTCGATTGTTCCATGTTCGCGACGATATGCCCCATGTCCGAACCATACAGTTCTTCAGCGGCGGCGGCGGTCGCGCGAACGTCGCCATTGCCCAGCGCGACGGCTTGGCTAAGGCGGGCGATCATGATCCCAGGCTTGTCGGGTTGCTTCGCCTGGGCGGGAACGGTCACGTTGCCGTTCGAACCAGGGACGACGACCGGCGAAGCGGCGGAAGCCTTCAGACCAATCAGCGTTTCTTCGCGCTTGATCGACGCCTGAATTCCTTCAGCCTTCGCCTTCAGCCCGTCGAACGTCGTGACTTCTTCAGCCGTCAGATCGCGGGGCGAAGTGTCGCCGGTTGCCGCGTCAGTATCGACGGCGGCTTCAATGATATTATCCATGTCGGCAAGGACCGCCGCCAGGGATTGCTTTAGTGCAGCAATTCGCAGCATTTCATTTACTCCAGTGTTATGAGGCCGAACGGATTTGTTCGACTTCGAGTGAAAGCGCCCTGGCGGTCCGCCCTGGCGTTGTCGGACGACCGCGTGAACCAAGTCGGGAAAGAAGCGCGCTTAAGCCGCCAGGCTCAACACGATCTATCATTCCGGCTTCTTTCGCCTGTCGCGCGGACTTCGTTCCGCCCCGCCCGAAATTCTGTTTAACTGTGTCAACAGAAACCTTCCGTCCGGTGGCGACGTCTTTGATGAATACTTCTTCGATCCCGTCGATCATCGCGCGGACCTTGGCCTGTCCTTCTTCCGTCGAAAGATCGGGACGCTTGTCCGGCGCGTTTGAACTCGTGATATGAACGGACCGATTTCCAGCGCTGTCCGGCGCTTCCTGAACGGTTCCGCTCATCATGACGCCCAGCGATCCCAGAACAGCCAGCGGATCAGCTTCAAAGCTGCCCGCTTGACTTCCGATCCAATAGGCGGCGGAACAACAAAGGCCGGTCGCAAAGACCGTGACCGGCTTCGCTGAATTCGCGACCATTTGACCGAATGCGCGAACGTCTGTGATCTGTCCCCCTGGGCTGTCCGAAACCAGGACGATTTGACGGACGTCATTGTTCGCTTCCAGTTTGCGGAATTCAGCGGCAAGCGTCGCCAGCGAGGTCGCGCCGGACATTTCAGTCATCATGCTTGCGCGCGGGAAGATCGGTCCGAAAAGGGGAAGGCTTGCAACGCCGTCGCGATAAGCCGCCATGCGAACCCCTGGCATGGGGGAACCCATTTCAGCGATAGCTTCCGCCATGCGTTCTTTGTGTCCGTCGATTTCCAGGGCGGCAAGCGTCGGGTTGTCGTGAATGCGAAGCGCGATTGTTTCGATTGCTTCCATATATTCGGGAAGGATCGCCCAAGGCTGGGACCGGATCGCCGCAAGAATGTTATTGTTCATTTTCTGCCCTTTGCTGGATCGGGACCGTCGGCGGGTTCGGTTCGCCAGACACGGCCATGTTCGCGGGACGCCAGCGCTGATCGCCAGCGGGACCGCCGATAGGTTGCATGTTTTCGCGTTGCGCGATCTGATCGGCATTCAAGACGCCGATTTCGCGGGCGATCTTATAGGCTTCCCAGCGCGTCTTGACGTCGCCCTTCAGCAAGGCGTCCGGCATGAATTCGAAGAAGTGATCTGGTTCCGCGAAGTAATGCGTCGCCGCTGAAGCGACGCGTTCATAATGTGGCATCATGCTATACATGATAAATTCAAGCGACTGTTGTTCGATGTTCGAAAAGGTCGCTTTCGAAAGTTCGAAAAGCAGATGCGGCGGGACGCCAAAGGCGCGCGCGACTTCGACGACATTGAACTGGCGGACCTCGACGAATTGACTGTCGCGGTTCGTCGCGCCTATCGTCTGAACCTTCATTCCCTGATCGGCGACCGCGACGTCGCCAGCCTTGCGCGCGCCGCCGAACATTTTCTTCCAGTCGAACTTGATCTTCGCCTTGTCTTCCGGCGCAACCTTCCCAGCGAATTCCAGGACGGTCGCGGGCTGGGCGTTGTTCTCCCAAAAATAGCGAGAGTATTGACCAGCGGAAACCGCCGAACCCAGCATGTCGTCTAACAGCTTGATCCGGTTCACGCCCAGCAAGCCGTCGCGGCTGAAGCCTGGGACGTGCCAAATGTCGGTCCGCGTGAAGCGACCAGAACTTCCGTCGGGAAGCTGGGCGTCATAGAACAGTTCAAGTCCGTCGGCTCGATCCCAGAACTTCGCCGGTTGACATGCGCGCGGATCAAGTCTGGACAGCGACTTAGGCCGGAAGCCGCCGTCCCTATGGACGAAGTTCGCCGTCGCGCCCGCCATAAGCATGTCGCCCAGCATGACTTCCTTATACAGAAACATGGACTGGCTATCATTCGGGCGGTCGTGAAACATGGTGTAAAGCGGCGAATTCGTCGCGCGCTCCCTGCCTTCGCCGACGCGGCGATAGTAGATCATCGGCGTGATCGCGAAGACGCTTGTCAGAATTTCGACCGCGCGAAGAACCGACGAAAGCGACATGGACGACTGTTCGTTCACAACGACGCGGCTTCCAGTTCGACCGCCGTTCAAATGCCAGAACGTCGGATCGTCGGGATCGGTCAACGGATCGGAAGCCGTCGGCGTTTGTTCGCCGCCGGACAACATTCCTTTAAGCGCGTCGAACATGCCCATAAATCAAATTCCCGTATAATCTAGCGGCGCTGGTCCGGCGTCCTTTTCGACCGACACAAGAGGCGCGATTGCGTTAATCAGCGCGTCAACCCCGTCGATCTTATTGGCGCTATGCGCGCTTTCCTTCTTTGGAATGATCGTCCCGTTGACGTGTCGCGTCACGACGGCGTTCGATACCATCCATGTCATGACGGGATTTCCGTCGTGTCCTAAATGCTTCGTCGGGTCTTTGGCTTTGATCCGCGCTTCCAGCTCCTTCGCCGGATCAGTGACGTTCGCCGCCGACTTGTGAAGGATATTCGCCAGCGGCGCGTCCGGCGTTCCCAGGTCTTCGTTCAATCGTGACGCCATCTGTTGCGCGGCAGCGAACTGGTCGAACGTCACGCTTCGAACCGATTGCTTCGCGACCAGCCAGCGAATGAACATTTCGATCAGGTTATGGTCAACGAAGTCGCCAGGTGTAACCAGAAGATCGCCGGACCATTCGGGCGGAAGATCGTCCAGGGGACGGTCCCAGTCTGGTTTCCCGCTGTCGTCCAGTTCGAACAGCGACGGCAATCCTTCCAGGTCGTCTTCGTCCAGCGGCGGTCCGCCATTGTGTCCGGACCAGGTTCCATAGGTCGCTTGCCCAGTGTCGCTTTGCGTTTCGCGGACCAGGGCTGAAGCTGGAATGAAGAACTTCGACTTCACGATCAGCTTGTCGTCTTCAGCCTGTCCGACAATGACGACGGCTGTAATGTCGTCTTTGTCCGCAAGGTCAGCGCCGATAGTGCATTCCAGCCCTTCGAAGTCGGACCAGTCCAGCCCTTCGATTTTGGCCTTGTTCCATTGATCGACGTTCAGCCAAGCGCTTGCGGCGTTCAGCCAAATGTTCAGACGCTTGGTTTTGAACTCTCCCAGGCTGTCCGGACTGGCTTTCGCTTCGATAGCGTAACCCTGGAATTCCTTCAGATCGACCGCCGATCCCAGCAACGGGTTCGCCTTAATCCAGACGCCTTCGTCGAAGGGATCGTCGTCTTTGTCGATTGTGAAAATGATCCCGAAATAGTGATCAGCTTCGACCGATCCGTTCAGTATCTTTTCCAATAGCGACCGCTGTTCATAGCAAACGCCGTGAACATTATAGCCCGCCGTCGTGATCATCCACATAAGCGGTTGCTTGCGCGCGCCGAATGCGGACCTGATCACGTCGAAAAGACCGCGATCCTTATGGGCGTGAAGTTCGTCCAGAACTCCGACGTAAGGGTTCCAGCCATCTTGCGTCGAAGACTTCGAATTGATCGGCTGAACCGATCCGCCGTTTTCGCCGCATGTGATCGACCGTGCAAATGTCTTCAGCGCGAAGGCTTCGCGAAGCGCGGAAACCTTATCGACCATAAGCCGCGCCGGTTTGAAAACCTTGTCCGCTTGCGCGCCGGTCGTCGCTCCGACAACTATGTCCGGCCCCAGTTCGCCTTCGCATGTCAGGCAATACAGAACGACGCCAGCGGTTAGCGTTGACTTCGCGTTCTTCCTGGCAACTTCGATATAGGCGCGCGTGAAGCGGCGGCGATGATCAGACTTCAGCCGGAAGCCAAAGACGTTGACCAGGATAAAGATTTGCGCGGGTTCCAGGGTGAGCGTCGGCGTTTCCCAGGAACCTTGCACATGCGGCAACTTTTCAATGAAGTCGCAAACGTCGTGACCAGCTTCTTCGCTGAAATAGAATTCACAATCGCGGCGCTTTCCGCGCTTCAGGTCGTCAAGAAAACGCTTCGCCGCTTGCTGGACGAACTCGCAAAATTGTTTCCGCTTCCGATCAGCGACCGCCGCGACCGCATAGTCATAGGCGATCTGGACGAATTCACTGTCCCAGGCGGCGACCGTTTTTCGCGAACGGGTTGTCGCTTGACGTTTTGCCATTCGGTTTTCCGATCCGGACGCGCGGCCCCGCGATCCCTAACAGTTCCCGCATTCGGCGAAGTTCGGTCAAGTATGACGAAGGCGGCGCTTGCCCTTGCTTGAAAGCCTTCCGGACCAGGGCTTCAGTCGAACAATATGTCGCGAACAGCGAACTATCCAATTCGGTAATTCCCCCGCTGATCATGACGCGGCTGATTTCTTCGATCCAGACTTCTTCCGCGTCCGGCTGAAGATAGTCTGGCATCGTCGGCGGATCGCCCGCCGCAACCATACTGATCGGACCTTCGCCGTCGCGATCTTTGCGAAGCGTTCCGCGCCGTGCCTTAGTCTCTAGCGTCTGTGGTTTAGGTCCGCGCTTCATTGGCTTTGACTTTGATCTGGACCGCTTGCGCTTTGTCGATTTCGGAAATGTCAAGAGAAAACGACATGGGACTATCC